TTGCTCAAGCTAGTATATAGTTCGTCAATATTCTTAAATTTCATAATGTTAGTAGTTTTTACAATTTGTTTATATTCTTGTGAAATTATATCATCATTTTCACTAGAAAAAGATTCATCATAATCTTCATCTACTTCATTTACTGATGATAAACTTGGGTCTAATTCTAAAATTTCATTTTGAGAAGCCATTGACGAAACTGGACTTTTATCCCAGAACCTACAACTCCAATATCTAGCTTTCCATTTTGGTCCTGGATTTGTGTCGCATTGATGTCTTGCTCTAAAACTTTTTCTTGCCTCAGGGTTATCTCTTCTTATCTCCATATTTGGATCACCAAACTTGACCATTACAATATTACCCTTATCGTTTTTAACATAAACACCAAATTTCTTTTTAGAACCTGATGGTAGTCTAAATGGCTTATTTAATGTTTTATCTTCGTTTTTCTTGGCTTCGGAAACTTTCTTAACCAAACCATCTGGAATAACTGCAAATCTGCAATTTCCGCCTGGTTCTATAGATTGTTTCAATACCTTACATCCATTCTCACAGCACATTAATGCGCAGTTACCACAATTAACTCCTATAGAGTAATTTGGATTATCTTTTTCATTGACATAACCAACCCAAATACCTTTAGCTTCATCAAGTGGCCCAACCTCATCACTAAGTTCAATTAATGAATCAGCTAATTTTTTTTCATCTTCTGACAATGAATCATAAATGGGTTTATTTACCCATTCCTCATCTTCAGATTCCATATCGTCTCCCTCTTCTTCCTTTTCAGAAAATTCGACTTCTAATTCTATCTTAACTGTTTTTTGTTCACTAGCTATAGCGACTCCTTGAACAGCAGCGGCTGGATTTGATGTAAATGCGCAGCCTAATGGTCTAGCCTCCCCTACTATAACTCTATAAACTTCTTCACCTGTTTTAGTAAAACCTGTTCCACCATTAGATATTAGATACCCATCTAATTTTTTAATTTCAGCTTTATCTGTTATTAATTTAGCTTTACTTAAATTCTTAGAACCAACAGCTATAACATAGTCATTAAATCCTATTTCCCAGCTAGTTGACATATCTCCATAAGGGAAATTTTCGTCACTATTCATTTCTTCCAGGAAATTAGCTAAACTAGGATCGACATGTTTCCAAACAATGGCAGCAAGAGCTATATTAAAAGGTTCGTTTAAATTAGCAACTTCACTTTCTGAAAGTAATTTACTATCTTCAAAAGTAGAAAATCCAACATTTGTAATATATCCAACAACATTATTTCTAAGATGCTCGATATTCATTGGCTTGTTTTTGAAATATTTAGCCATTGATAGAGCAGTTTCTGTTTGTATCCCGTCGCCATTTAAATTAATTAAATTAACAACTGCTGCATTGAAATAAGTATATAGAAGATCAGGATTCTCCTTAATGTCAGCTTCTGGTGGGAGAAGCTGCTTTAAATCTTCTAATTTCTTTAATACTTCTTTTTTAGAAGCTACACTTTTGAATGTTAAATCTTGCTTTGCAAAGGAAGTTTTTAAGCAAAATGTACTTTTATATCGAAAATTCATCGTTTCGTTTTACACTAGTTAATTATTAATAGTGAATTAAAGGATTTTATATACCTCAAAGTGCATACCATCCTTACGAGAGAAATGTCCGCCCCAAAAGAAGCCCCATTTATACATAGATTCGACAAGATCATAAACACAACCTTTGCTGCCTTTTTTGGCCGGAGTTCTGCCAAGCATATTCCACTCAGCATTTATATCCTGGGCGGTTCCAAACGCATGATTAGATAATGATGATTTACTACCTCTTATTAATCTTGGATTATAACTACCATCGTATGTTAGTATATATTTTAAGAAACCTTTATCATCCCATTCTTTCCAAAGTCCAAGCATCTGTTTAATACATTTTTTATTAAAAGACACATTTCCAGTTTTACTTAAACCAAGTTTAATTAACTGTGGAACGGAAACCATATCTATATTTTTATCGTCCCAGCCATTAGTTATGATAATATTTTCTTTATTACCTGGTAATGGTCTTGCTTTCCATGATATCTTACCGAACATAGATACTTTTTGAGATTCACTTAAAGCTGAAACTCCAGAAGGTTTAGCTGGGTATTTAGAAACTATAGTAGGTGGTTTCGGTTCTGATTCTACATTCAATCCATCTTGGATCATTTTAGATATAGTATCTTGACCAACTATACCATCAGCAGAAAGTAATTTAGATACTTGATATTTTTTTACAGCATCTCTTGTATTTCTACCATAAATACCATCAGCACCATTATTTAAAAAACCCTTTTTTATTAAAAAAGATTGTATTAGTTTAACTAAATATCCCCTTGAACCAATTTTTAAAATCATTTTATTATTTTTCTATATTTATCATTCATAACAATAAATTCGACCATATATTGATTAGTCATGTATATTTTATTGTCTTCGTAAATTAAACCTTCCCCAACTTTTAAATTTGGTAAATAATCTTTACCATATATCTTAGTTAATTCTATATAACGGTTCGCGGCATTTTCTGTTATTTCAAACCCCTTGTCTGTATAGTCTATTATCCCTCCATTTTGCTCGTTTCCATCAAAATGAGATTGTTTTTGCTCTGGTATAACTATAGTAATTTGCTCTGGCTTTTTATCTTTTAATAAAGAGCAGCTTGAAGTAAATAGTAAAAAATTAGCGAGAAGTCCTACGGCGAATCTCTTCCAAAAGAATTTTCTTTTCATCTATTGATTTAGTATTTTTAATTTTATTTAGTAATTCTTCTGTTTCGTCTCGAAACTGAACTTCCTCAGACTTTTCAGTTTTCTTTATATTTTCTTCTGAATTTATTATCTCAAACTCCTTGTTCTTTTGAGTTTCCTTTATAGATAGAAAAGAAAATAATGTTTGTAGAAATTTTAATATAGAATCTAATATACTCATATTACATAGAGGCAGCCTCGTCTAAAGCTCTTGCGGTTTCAGAAAAGAATAGAGATACAGTTTCAACTGTTATTTTTGAATTCTTATCTAGGAATAGTTCATAATTTTGAGCTATTGTATATAGTAATAATTCCCAGGTTTTCTTATCACTTAATAACTCTGAATCTTCATATATAGATCCTGGAGTTGGATGAGTTGGAAGTGTAAATGATTTAATTTTTCCAGCTATAAATAATAAATCTTTCTTTTTGTTATTTCTTTCTTCTGTAGTCTTACTAGAATTTAAAATGCCCAAAGCAATCAATTTAGTGCTTGGATAAGCATATTGAGTAGCATTTTGTAAATTTACATTGTGCTTTTCTACAAAACTATCAATACTAGCGCAGCTACATATAAAAATAGCAGATGCAAGTAAAAAACCTTTTGATATTAATTTCATATTTTTTTACCTTTCTTTTTCTTTGGTGCTAGAGTATTTTCACGTACAACCTTAGCTTTTGGTATTTTATGACTATCAGATCCAGTAACATTATAATCCTTACTAAATGTAAAGCCAAGAGCTATTAAAACAGCAACGCTTACTTTAGATATTCCCAAGATATAATTTTCAAACCCATCTGGTAGAAAAGATATAAAATCAGGATTTTCATGAATCGTAAATATAGTTGCGGCTAATATACCACAAACAGAACTTTTCCAACTTTTGCCAAGGTATTTTTCAATTAAAAGTTTCATATTATTCTTTATCATTGTTTACACTTTTATATTCTCTTGAGTGTAGCAATATCGACGCGAGCTTATTTGACAATTGGTGCTCTGACGCAAGTGAATAAACTTCATCTGTTTGCTCGTTATTCTTTAACAAGAATGGATTTGAAATATACTCTTCTATAGACTTATTCCAATCACCTTTATTCTCTTGAATAAAAATAGATTCCGCTATAGCATTACATATATCTTTAGTCTTCTTGGTTAGTCTTTTTATATCATTTTTCTTTTTATACTGTTCTTCTATAGAGTCTCTTAATGAAAAATATTCTTTTAAAGTTTCTCCTATAGATGATACTGAGAAATTTTCAGTTTCAGAAGCTTCACTAACTGATGCTCCAATCGGGCCTACATTAACTTTCTTAGGGGCTTTCGTTCCTGTTGGTCTTCCACCCGCGTCAGTAGTCTTTTTCATTAGAGGTTCATATAAACCCTTATCTTTAAATGATTTATACATTTTTTGAGACTCAACTGAATTTTCGTTAAGTGGTAGTTCGTGAGAATTAATAGCATCAAATAATTCCTCTGGAGTTAATATTCCAAGTTCAGCTAAACGAGTATATATCTTCATATACTCAATTTCCTCTTTGAGATTTATCTGTTCAAATGTTACTTCTGGTATTTCCTGGAGCCCCAATGTCTCAGCAATCCTCTTCATTTCAGGTTTTAAGAAATAATTAAGATAAGCTTCTCTAGCTTGATTTAATCTTTCTAGGAAGACCTGGATTTTAACCATTGAGTTTGCAAACTTCTCATCACCCCAGAAGATATTCATCAAACCATTCGCTATATCTTCATTAACTACTTTATATTTCTCGGAACCGAAAATCTTAGCTAAATCAGGAATAATAAACTCTCCTTTAGTAGTATAGTCCGAGACTAAAACTCGACCAACACTCTCAGAAGAGAATAGTTCTGTTAATAGTCCTATTAATTCGTTATTCTTAGCTGCGCTTCTAGTTTCATCACCGGCAGTTATAAGTAAAACAGAGTAATCAACAGTTCTAGCTATAACCTGTTCAGCTTTCTTGAATTCTAATTTTAGATTAATATCTGGAAGCACAGCGTAATACATAGGAACAGCCATAGATTCATAATCTTGTTTTCCACAGAATATAGCTGTTAGTTTTTCTTGATCTAAGTCAATCACTACATCACTTCCACTCTTTACATTTCTTTTAGTTTCCTCTGGTAATGAATTAAAAAACTCTATCTCCTCTGCTGTCTTAGGATTCTTGAGCCTTTCTCTTTCATAACTATTAAGAACCTTTTGATATTTAGCGTTTACAAAAGATGCCGCACCCTGGCATTTAACATCGCCTGGGTTTAAGATAATATACCTTAGTGGTATAGTTTTAGATGATTTAGATACTACTATCTTCTCTTCTTTTGCTCTTGTTATTTTCCTATAATCATTAACGGTTAAATCGCCATCAAATCTAAATAGAAAGACGTTGCCAGACCTAAACCATTCGCGGAAGAATCTTTCCCCTAGTGACCATCCATTTATTTTCTCGTACCAAGCTCTAAAGAAATTAGCTGATCTTTTATTAGCACTTTTAAAATGTAGTTTTGAATTAGAGAATTCAGATTGTATATCAATTGTTGATCTAAATATAGCAACATTCCAATAAGCCTTTTGACATAACTCTATAGCATCTTTTATAGATACTCCATAGGGATTATCTTCAAAAGGTGAGACTCCTTTTCCTATATTATTTAATTCACCATTAACAGGAGACTTTATACTTGTATTATAAGTTCTTGATCCTTTAACATCTTTAGTAAAGAGTGAATTCTCTGATCGTGAAGCCATTGCGGCTAAATAAAAATCTTCTTGTTGGCTGTCACTATTCATATTTTATAGTTAATTATACGAAATTTTACACTAATTAACAATTTAAGACGATAAATCGCATTAACTAATCTATTTAAGGCGGAAAATCGAATTAACCGATCCATTTAGGGCGGAAAAGCTCATACTCTTCTTCTTCCTTTTCGTCTTGAAGGATATAGTAACAGTGCATAGCCCAATTACCTAATAATAAGGCTGTATAAGAGTCTCTTCTAGCTCTTGTCGGGCCTGTATTCATCTTAACATTTCTGGGTAAGTCGAAAGTTTGGTGCCCCGCAGAATTAGTAGATACTTCTATCATTGTTAATTCTTTTTTAGTTTGTTCCATCATGACATTTAAATGGTCAGCGAAATCTTCTTTCAATCCCTTTTCACTTAACTTAAATTCTATGTTATCTCTATAATAAATATCTTTAATATTTAAAGGATCATGTATTATTTTTTGGAAATCTTTATCAAGGAATATTCGTGAACCAAAGGTTAATCTTTTATGTTCAATATTAGCTTGTAATGTTTCATTTGCTAATCTCAACCAACCAATAGCATTAAAGACCTGGGTATGAACAATTTTCTTAGAAGAGTAGCTGTAATTATTCTTTGTTTCTCTTATACCCTCCTCACCATTTAGATAATCATGTTCAAATAACTGAACTAAAGGTATATCTCTTAATATAGTTTGGGAATCTGATATAAATTTAGGTCCACCAGCATTATCAACAATAATATAATGGAAATCAAAACTCTTTAGTAAGTATCTCAAGTATAAAGCGTTCTTCTCTGTATTATTATTGCAAACAGCATAAGAATGAACTAATGTCCCGCCTTTTACGGATTCATTAAGTTCTATAACTGCCATTGCAAAGTTATCCGAAGTTTCTGATGCGTTATAGTTAGGGTCAATAGCTAATATATACTTCTTCCCAGGCTCTCCTCTTACTTTTATAACGGGATCTTCTCCAACAGGTATAGTCGCCGCTTCAACAGCTTTTAAATCATAATAACCACCAGAATCATCAACAAATAAAGCTCTATATTCTCTATCAAATTGTTGTTTAGATGATGTTCTTTCCGCTTCTTTAATACTCTTTAAATCTAATAGCCATGACGGAGCAGCCTCGTAAGATAATCTATATACCACATGGTTTACTTGTTCTACCTTAGGATTACTTATCATAGTAATATAAGGTTCATAGTTTTCTTTATAAAGAGCTTCAAATTTATAACTAGCAGAAGATAATCCTATTATTTTGTTATTGGGCATTTTAACCCTCTCTTCTTCTGTCATTCTTCCAGCAGCTATAAGTTTATCCTCTGCCTTTGAAAGCATTTCAGCCTCTGGCCCGCCTTGCTTAACAGTTAAGAACGGTCTAATAACAGTATTGATAATTTCAGACGGAACTAATAACAACTCATCAATAATCATCACATTGAAACGCTGACCACGAATCTTTTCTGTTAAGGGTAGTGCAGTTATAATTGAATGTCCCAGATTCATCTCGAAAGCATCTGTACTATGACTAACTCGTCCAGTTAGACACTGTCTTAGAAATTGACCTGTTCTCGGCGCGGTAATAAATTTTTCAACTTGCTTGAATATAAGTTTGCTTTGTCGAAAAGTACCGGAACATATACCTATCTTGCAGCCTGGATTAAAAATAGCATAAAGGATAATAAATAAAGAAACTGTAAAGCTCTTACTAAAACCACGGCCAGCGATCATAAGACAAGAATCTCTTATAAAGAAAGATCTGATAATAATATCCTGAATAGGAGCCAATGCGACTCCTGTTAATAATTTGACTGCAAAAGATGGGTTAGCTTTACAGAAAGTAGCAAACCACATCTGAGCTTCTTTCATAGGTATTTTACCCTCAACCTCAGCCAAAGCTTCGAGAGTTCCTTTTTTAACTTCCTTACAGTGTTCCCCTGGAATCCATGCCATATTAAATTAACTTTCTATCTTTTAAATATTCTAAATCTAAATCCTTTACTTGATCTTTTAATCTAAAAATCTTCTCAATTATTTGAGATGCTCTAAGTCTATTACCAGCAAATATAAATTGAATGTTGTCATATTTTGACATGATTTCTCTTATTTCATGAAATATATGAGCAGCATTTATTTTAGTTTTTATTTTAGTTCTAGGAGTATATTCAAGGGCTTCTATATAACTACCATCAATAACAACAACTAAATAAAAACCAAGTTCTACAGCTTTATCAATTTCATTTCTAAATCTGTCTATACCTTGACTTAATGTACCAAATAAATCTGGTATAGATTTTCTCTCAACAAATACGTTTGAAAAGAAGTCTTTAGATGGGCAGTAGTCTCCAGTAGGAAGCTTCATCGTTTCGTTTTTTAAAGTAAACATTAATGGCAACTGCTCTCTTGAATCTATAAATATCTTCATATCTCCAGGATGATAAACTGGAGTTAAAGAATAATTATATCTAGGTTTATATCCTATATTTTCAGCTTTATTGAAAAACAAATCTAAATTACCAAATAGTTTTTCTATACCTATATAAGAAGGTATTATTAAACTTTTTAATTCAACCTGGGAAGGTAGATATGAGGAATCTTTCCTTTCCCTTCTTTTTGATAAGAATTCGAGACAATACTCAGCGGCTTCGTCTTTATTACCTGGGTCTGAAGCCCAGAACGTAAAAGTTTCTCTATTATTAAAATCAGATGAAAAATACTGTTCGTAATTTTTATAAACAATAATATCCCCTGGAGAACCTTTGTCATATCTAGGATAATACTGGTAGTAGTAATCCTTTATAGACATATCATGAGCTTTTAAGTGTCTATGTAATCCAGCGACACCTGCAAAGCTTTTACTGCAAAATTTACATTCCATTAGAATTTAATTATTTCTTCTATACTCATTCCCCAAACTTCAGCTATCAATTCATCGAAGTTATCAATTCTCTTGATCTCTTCTTGGATTTCTAAATTTTTAGCTTCAGCTAATCTAAGTAGTTTCTTTCTTCCATTTTCTTCTTGAACAAGTTCAACGAATTTAGTTAAAGATTCATTTAAATTAGCTATATCTTTTAATCTTTCTGATCTTGAACCACTTAGACTTTGTTGTAATTGAGTGATTCTTCTTTTACATTCATTTGACTCTTTTGTTTTAGCAGATAAAGAGTTTGAAAGCGACATTGTGAATGTCCTACTATCTTCATCTTCTACAGTAGATTCACAGAGACGGTCATTTAATAAATTTATCTGTTCTGTAATGGTAACGTCTAATACATACTCATTACATAATGTAATATACATATTTGTTTCTTCTGCATTTAGATCTGGCTTATCATAAGTAGCTTTTACGAATTCACTTTCATACAAATCTCTTAATTTCTTTCGTCTTATAGAATTTGCTATTGCCAAAAAGCGAGGAGAGTGCATATTACGTTTCAAAGCCGCAATCCACTCACGTTTCCTAGAATCTAATTTAGTAACGTGTAGTTTTAAATTGATATCAGCCTTATTCATCTTTTCTATAACCTGGAAGTCTGTTTTTGGAGGTTCATAGTCACTCTCAACCTCCTCTGCTGTTATAGAATCCCCTTCCCATGGAACCCCTAAAGCTTTGGCAACCGCCGCAATTGTTTGAGATTCTTTTGCTAAATTGCTATCTGAGTTTGGATAGAATTGCCTGGCTATATCTATAGCTCTAATAACTGCCCCGTTATTTTGAATAAATTCTATCTGTTCTTCAGTAAGATCAGTAGCCTTTATTCCCTTTTTATATTTGACTAAAAAGTTCTTAACACTCTTAAATTGATCTGAATGTTCATCTAATGATATATCTTGGAAACAGTCCTGTGTTAATTTTAATAAATCAGTTCTTGTCGCATTCTTTTCAACAAATAATTGTTGATCTAAAGAAAGACCGTACCTATATTCATTTAAAATTCTATCTGCTCTATTTTCCTTGACATCAGTTTTTTTTCTACGACTCATAAACAATATCAAATTCAGTTACAGCTTCTTTAGCAATCTTTAGTATTTCGCTTTTTATATTAAATATCTGTTTGTATCCGGCAACTCTTTTTTTACCATTATATCCAGCTTCGTTATTTTTAAATTTCATAATGTCGGATACTTCTTCGTCTGTCTTACATTCTATATAAATTAGTTCATAAAAACGATACAATCTTGGAGATAATCTTGACTTCATTTCTAAGTGAAATCTATTTGTTGCGCGCTCTAAATCAAAAGATTGTTCTATTGGAAGATCTATTGTCTTATCATTAAAGTCAGACCTCTCTAAAGAAAGAGCTAGTTTTATATTATAACCATTCTTCCTACTCTTCTCCCATCTACCATATAATTTACATGTATTATCCTTTACCCCGGTATTGGTAAAGCTACATAAATTATTTCCATTATTAAATGGACAATCATTACATGGTGGAGCTAATTTACCGTAATTATTTCTTATTAAATTTCTTATTTGGTGGTTGATAACACCACTCAACCAATTTTCTAATGGTCTTGACTGATCCCATAGATGCCACTTTTTATATATATGAGTTCTTATAATTTGACTTATATCATCATAGTCTAAGTCAGCTAAAGTATTTAACTGCCAATGCCCCTTTTTCTTACTGAGCATACTATCTATAGTATCTATTTTATCTTCAAATTTAAACATTAATCTAAATCAATTGATTTTACTTGGCGAACTCTTTCTCGTAGATTTTCTAAGTTCTTTTTAGCATTTTTAGGAGCTACTCTTTCTGCCCCTTGAATACTAGACGGATTTTTATAAATATCTGCTATTGTAACAGATTTAGAGCCTCCGACATTTATATCAAATTCAAACATATTGGATAAATCAAATGATTGTATCTCATCTTCCTCTTCTTCATCTTCTTCTGGCTCCGGTTCAATAACCTTTGGTTTTGATGCTACAGATTTATTCCATGGAAAAGAAGATCCGCACGATGTGCAGAAATTTGGCTTTTTAGATACATATTCATTAGGCCCACCACATTGTTGACAAAAAATTTTAAGCATTTTCTTTTTCCTTTTCTATTTTTTTTAGTGCATTTTGATATTTTCTTTCCTCGCCAACTTCATAACATGTAGCGATATTATTCTTATCTACTAAAAAACCTATAAAAGATTTTCTAGTTTCCTTTGGTAGTTTTAAAAAATCAAACCATTTTATCTTTCTCATAGTCTTTTCGCGTTACACTTTTAATAAGTAAGTGTGTAGTTAATTATACTTTAATAAGTTATTATTATAATATTGCTCTATAGATTGGATAACTTCTAAAGAATTTATATCATCCATACATTTAGGAATGTAGAAATTAGAGAAACTATCTTTATATTCATCCGGTGGATTATAAGAAACTTTATTTAAACATTGTTTCTGTTCTTCTATAATAGCATCTTTTGGTTCGGCACAATATTTTCTCCAACAGCCGCCTTTATCACAACAAGGCATAGTACCTGCCCTTGTTATATACTTATGAGTAGAGTATTTTTCCCATGATGGGGGTTCCATACCAGTAGCTACAACAACGCACGGCCTGTTTCTTAAACCATGTTTAGATGGAACGGCTGCGGCGAAGTGCATCGCGCAGGTTATAGTTGATAAGACACCAATACTATGATAAAATAATCTTATATACTGCCTTAAATTAGTTTTCCCGCGTAAATCAATAACATTAGATAATTTAGGATGAAAATGATTCAGCGTTCCGGTCTGAACAAAAGTTATCTTACCTTTAAAATGATCTACAACTTCCTGCCACTTATTAGGATTCCAGTATTTAGATGTGAAGTCGAATTTGCCGCCAGCGCAGATAATCCAGAACTTATCCTTTATATCCATCTCCTCTATTTGACTCATCCATCTCATCTCATCTTTAGATAAATGAATATCCCCTCTAGCGTCGGTTAATGGTATTTTAATATCTAATTTTTCTTCAAGATCTTTGTGAAAACCATGAATAAAATGATAACCACCTTGATTACTTTTATTAATTAGTTTGTATTCAGCATCTATTACTAAATCAGCTTCATTTTCATCAAAATTTACTATATATGGATTATGTCTCCATATATCCATTGCAGATGTTCTTACATTAGTTATATATTTGCCTGGATGAGCTAAATGTAAATCCCTAATAGCTGCTGTTAGCATTAGTACATCACCAGGAGATTTAGTATGCTTTAACAATAATTTAATCACATCTTATTTTACCTTAACTTAAAGTTAAAGTAAAAAAGATCCTATGTAACCAACTGTAGCTTCGGTACTTACAGAACTTGAAGCTGGTGGTGGAACCCATTCAGGTCCGCTGCCAGTACCTCTAGTTTCTAATACATATCCACTTGTACCTGGAGACAATTTCTCCCATTGAGTAGCTCCTTTAAATATAATTTCGCCTCGTGCGGAAGTTCCAAGAAAATCTAATATTTGATGTATTGTTGCGTCCTGTGGCGCTCCGCTAGTTCCTACTCTAGCTTTGATTGTATTCGCGGCCATTCCGGCCAACTTAACATTAGTAACACCACTATCAGTTAAAAATACACCCGTCCCATTTATAGAAATGCCACTTAAAGGTTCTAGGAATGTTAATTTATTTGCAGATTGATCCCAAAAAATTAAACTATCTTTGGGTGCTGGTTTACCGCTAATTAACTGTGCCGATATATTAAAGATATCTGTAACACTAGAATTTAATGAGACATCACCAAAATTAGATCCGCTCAAAAAAATATTATCACCAAAAAGACTCAAATCTACATTGCCATCATTAACATTAAACGTCAGATATCTATTATCTGTCAGACTACTACTAGAATTTAAATGTAGATTCTCCGATAAGTCTTGTAATTTAAGTGCATCTTGCGCAAATACAAAACCAGTATTAAGGGTGATTCCCTCTATTACCCCACCACCTCCACCAGCAACACTGCTAGAATTTATAGTATTACCAGACATTGATAATCCAGAACCAAGTAAGATTGGTTCAGGATAACCTGATACTCCAACTCCTCTACCTAGTAAAGTAGAAGGGGGGATTACACTTGACGTAGTAAATGGAACCCATGCAATACCATTATATATCCAAACTCTACCATTTGCAGAGTAGGTTTGATTAACTGAAGGTGAGCTTGGAAAATTTAGATTAGCCATATTAAATACCTACTGAAAGTTGAATTGAGTTTGTTGTAACATAAGAAACCCCTCCGGTGCTATTTACTGTATATCCAACACCACCGTTACCTACTTGGATATTAAAAGTTCCTAATGGTGGATTATAATCAGTAAGATAAACTCCAACTGATTGTCCTAAATTATTTATAGTATTAAATATAGGTTCGGCGCTATTATCATTTGAGGCTCCAAGTTTTCTTGTAACCTGATATTTAGGGCCGTGATAATGTCCTACCACAGATCTACCAATTTTCAAACCAGTGACTCTTGTTGGTTGAGGTGCTGCGCTTGTAACATCCAACCACTGATCGTCATAAACATTTAAAAATGGTATAGTTCCACTTAAAATAGTGACTCCAGATTCTGACCATTTAACTACTCTTGCATCATTTGTTCCATCTGTAATAGCACTATGGATATAATAGTTACGAGATGATGTTCTTGGAGCGTTTGGCGTTGTAATATTATTAGATGCGAATAATCTTGAAATCTTTGTTGATTGATTACCCTCATTAGCAAATAAACCAAAATAGTATAAAAATCCACTAGCATTATCTTCTATTAAATTAGATATAACTGATGTTATCGGTGCTGTATTCCCTAAAACAACTTCAGTGCCTGTTCCAACGGGTTGAGTTCTATCATCCACAAGAATTCCATAAGTCGTATCTATATAAGACCCATGGGAGCCATAATTTTTAATTATATTATTTTCAATATTAGTTTTTATATTTCTAGCAGATCTTATCACAGAAGAGGTACTACCTCCTAAAACACCACTTTGAAATGTTCCAGTTAAAGTAATTGTATTGTTACAGATATCTACATCTGAGTTAATATAAGTATAAATTAAATTAAACTCAGTCCCAGCAACAAAAGAGCTTTTATTAAATATAAAGTTATTGTTATTTATTTTAATTCCCATTCTTTTATCATGTTGGGAATATGTGGCAGCAGTGCTATTCCCAAGTACAATAAAATTTCTCGAAGGACCTTCACAGTAATTTCCTTCAAATACTAAATCTTCAATTGCTAGTCCAGATCCTGCTTCAGCTATAAATAAACAGGCGCTGTGAGTTGAATTCATATAAAATCTGTTATTTCTAATGGAAAATCTTTTTATAGAAGATCCAGTTAAACCACCAGAAGGATTAAATACATGTCTCGAAGCTGTGCCACTTTCTCTTGACTCAAAAACACACCCTTCAAAAAGAATATCACTCACTTCATGGTTATTAGCGTGAGACATATCAATATCCTTACCGTCCGCGCTATTAGGACGTTTAGCAAAGTAACAATTTTTAATTGTTATTCTTCTAACTGGCACATTCGCAATTATTTTACTTTTAGGTCCAGCATCGCCAGAGTCAAATTGAACAATAGCAGTATGTCCACCGTAAAGATAACAATTTTCAATCAACATATCTACACATTGATTAATTTCCAATGCGTGATATCTTGATTCACCAATTGTAACATTTTTAATATAAATAAGTTTTCCGTGAACTAGGTTGAATATGTTACCAGATGATTTGTCTTTTTCGTTAGCAACATTTTCTACATCTGGATTACTTAATGGACACTCGACCTTAAAATCTTCAAAACGAACATTATTTGCCGCTCCGTAAGCAACGGATGCTGTTTGAAATCCTTTTAAATTTATTAAACCGCCAGTACCTCTAAACGAAGCAGAAGTCCCCTTTAAAACAGAATTACTACCGAAACCTTTTAAAACTGTATTTGAACCAACTTCGATACCTATGCAGCCTGGGCTTTGTGTTGGAGTGTCGGTAGCCTGTACTTGAATACATTCGATTCTATAAGTCTTCGGTCCTAGCATTACAGTACCGCCTCCTATAGCTTCTACAGCGTCACAGCAGGCTTGTATAGCTGCTCTATCATCTGTAGTCCCATCTCCCACGGCACCATAATCATCTACATAAAATACCCCCATCTTTAATAGTCCGTTATCAGAACTAGCACCAACTGGAGCTATCCATTGACTAGACGAACCATCATTATAATAAGCGTATAGAGATCCATACTCAGAATTCAACCACAATGTACCATTGCTAGGCGTAGGAGGCGCTGACGAGCCTATATACAACGTACTATTAGAATCACCCTGGTCCCCTTTAGGCCCCACCAGAGAGACGCCTGAGCCCCAACTCACAGCATCCCCTGATTTCGGACCATATAACATTGGTGCCGAACCATATTTTATGTAATAATCGCCAGATAATCCTTGACTTGAAGATGGGGTTCCAGTACCGTCTAGTATAGTTGTAGTATTTGTACTAAATAGTGGAACGGATGATCCGTCATGATATCTTAAAAAAGCATCTAATTGTGCATCTGTACCAGTGCTAGGGGTTAGATATAAAAAAGCGTCAGCTTCGACCACACCTAAATGTAATCCTAAAACTCCTAGTCCAGATGGGATACTTCCTGTTGGGGTTGGCATAATTAACTATTACACTATTTAACTAATTCTTTCAAATTTAGATATGACGTATTTCAATACTTCGTTACGCATAATGTCGTCGATCCCAAATTGGAATGTTCCGATACCATTTGCTCTTGATTCATCATCATTAAATAAATTATATACTTGCGCAAAACCGCCGTTTTTAACGTGGCATTGAGCTAAATCTCCTATTAGGAAGATTTTAGAATCTTTACCAATACGAGTTAAGCAAAGTAATAATTCTTGAACACTTAAATCCGCAATTTCATCGACAATCATGATTGTTCTTATATTACTTGTGCCTTTTAGGTATCCAAGTGGAACCCCTTGAATTATTTCATCTTTTAAGATCTGATCTAATTCATACTTATTGAGAAGTTGTGTTAATTGATCCATTAGTGGTTGGATAACCCAGGACATCTTGTCTTTTAATTCACCTGGTAAGAAACCTAGACCTTTAGAGGCGCTTTCAACTGGATTTCTAACATATATAATCTTATCTGCTTTACCTTCTTTAATTAGTTTTAATGCAGCATAAGCGGAGCATAGTGTTTTGCCAACACCTGCGGGCGCTTTACATAATACAATTTTATTTCTATGGTTTAATAAGGCTCTTATAAAGTTTTGTTGTTTATCTGTCCAATCAAATTCTTTTAAATTAAATGATGGACCGACATTGTAATTTTTAGGAAAAAACTCTTCAGTTACATCAACCCTACGATTTCTTTTTTTTGTACTCATTTATTTATTATATTGTCCTGATTTATAAAGAAAAAAGAGCCATAGAAAGTAATTTCCGGCTCTTAATTTTTGCGAATCATTAAGTGAAATTACACCTATCAATTGTACAACAAGATATAATAAGATATGGATAGATTAAAAAAATTAGAATTTTGGATAGAAAAAGGGGCCTTGTTTGAAAAGATAGATGGAGTCTGGAATGCCTTTTTAGAAGATGAATTTATAAGAGATTTAGGAACCGGAAACTCTTTTGAAGAGATGGTCGATAATATGGAATCTCCAATATTAGACAATAATGTAAAATGCGAATTCAAAGATATTCAAGTAAATGGTAGATTTATTTACTTAGACGAGGAATGGTTAAAAATAACAAAAAGTAAAGCCATCAGATCTAATGACGGCTTTACTTTTACATTTTACGATACTACTATTGTTAATTAAGATATTTTAATACATCCA